CGGTTAATAAATTTGTTGTCTTTTTCTACAATCCCAACAATGACGATTCTGAAAGCATTTACGGAGAGTCTGATTTCAGGGCAGCGTACAGATATTATTTCAGCAATGATTTAATACAGCGGTTCTGGAATATCTATCTTGAGAAGTTCGGACAGCCAACAGTTGTCGGAAAATATCCAACAGGCACAACAAAGCAAAAGCAGGATGAACTGTTTAACATTCTAAAAAATATACAGACTGATACAGTTGTAACCATCCCTGAAAACCTGATTATTGATTTATTGGAAGCCACCAGAAACAGCCAGGCAGGCTATAAAGATGCTATGGAATATAACAACAACATGATAGCAAGATCATTACTTGTGGGATCATTGCTTATGGACACAGGAGACAAGGGAAGCTGGGCATTAAGTAAAACACATTTTGATATTTTTATTTACATCCTGGATTATCTGGGCAAGGAAACAGAAGAGACTATCATGAAAGAGCAGGTTATCAGAAGGCTTATTGATTACAATTTTGCTAATCCCAAGTATCCCTCTTTTGAATTCGAGTCCATGATAAAAGATGACCAGGAAGCAAAAGCAAGAGTAATAAAACTACTGGTAAATGGTGGAATTGTAAACCCTGGTGAAGAATGGGTTAGAGAATATCTGTCTATACCCGCAAAAGAAAAGGACGTACAATTGCCTGAACCTAAGCCGGACAATGAACCAATCTATAACCAGTACCAGGCTAAAAGGCAGTTAACAAAGTTTGAAAAGAAAGTTAATTTTACCAGGATAGAAAAAAGCCTTAACAAATACGAAACAGGTGCAAGAGATGCACTGGTTGAGATTATAACCAAACAGAAAGAAGCTTTAGGAAAAAGCATAATCCGGAGTAAGCTAATTGAAAACAATGAACCGAAAGAAATAGAAAAACTGCAGCTTAATTATGTCGGTGAACTAAGAACGGAAATTAAGAACTGGTTAATCGAGCTCTGGAAATATGGCAAGGAAGAAGTAAGAAGCGAATTGTCCAGGATGAATTTTGTAGATGTGGTAATAGGGTTGCCACCTGAAAAGGCTATGAAGTATTTGCAGAACAAAGCGTTTTATATTGCCGGAGTAATAAGAGATGACATATTAAAGAAAGCAAGAACGATCCTTTATAACGGGTTGAGATCAGGGAAGAAGCAATCTGAATTAATCTATGAGCTTGATAACTATTTCAAAGAGTATATCGGGACTCCTGGCATAGAGATTAAATCAGGCAGGGAATTAACCCCGTATCACCTGGAAAATGTTGTTAGAACCAACTTATCCGATGCCTATAACCAGGGCAGGCTGGATATGATGCGTGATCCGGATGTGAAAGGTTTTGTAGTTGCGTACCAATACAGTGCAATTATGGATGATAGAACAACTGATTTTTGTGCAAGCATGGACGGAAAGGTATTTGAAGCCAATGATCCGGATATTGCAAGAATAAACCCACCGAACCATTACCAATGCCGGAGCCAGTTAATACCGATAACCAAGTATGAAAAATTTGAACCGATAGATGCAGGAGATAAGGCCAGAATATTGGCCACAAAAACAAGTGATTTTATTTTTGATAGAGAGAAGGTGACTATAGATGCCGTATAAGATTGATAATCCACCGGAAGTTATAAAAGGGTTGCCGAAGGATGCACAGGCCATATGGATCGAAATATACAATAATGCCTTTAAGCAGTATGAGGGAAATGACAAACAGGAAGAGCTGGCAAATCAGACAGCTTGGGCAGGATTAAAAAAGGCTGGCTGGGAAAAAAACGAAGATGATAAGTGGATTAAGAAAAACACTTTTGCAGAGCTCCATGATATTGAAGTTTTTGCAGTGGGTACATGGAATAACACCAAGATAACCGAAAAAGATATTGACGATATTGTCAACGGTACAAATGAAATAATCGATAAGGTTAAGCCGTTTGTAAAGCTGGGGCATGATGACAAACAGAAGCTATTGCAGAATTCAGGATTGCCCGCAGGCGGTTGGATAACCAGACTGAAACGTAAAGGGCAAAAGATATTGGTTGACATTTCCGATGTACCCCAAAAACTCTATGAGTTAATCAGTAAAGGAGCTTACAAACGAATAAGCTCCGAAATATTGTGGGATTACACCGAACCATCAACCAAGCGTAAATACAATAAAGTGTTATCAGCGATAGCCTTTTTAGGTGCTGATTTACCCGCAGTCACAAATTTAGAAGACATTGCTGCATTATACAGTGATGCCAACAAAGATGCTCAGATTATCCTTTATGAGGATGAGCAGAACAAAAAGAAAGTAAACGATAAGAATATTAAGAAAGGAAGTGAATGGATAATGCCAAATGGAATCAAAGTACAGGAATTAGAAGGTAAGAAATTTGTTGCATTAGAAGATTACGAAGCTATTGAACTTGAAAAAGCTGAAGCTGACAAAATGAAAAAAGATTATGAAGAAGCCCAGGCGAAGCTGAAGAAATATGAAGAAGAGCAGAAAAGACTGAAAGAGGAAGCCAGGAAGAAAGACATTGAAAAGTTTGTAGCTGATAACTGCAGTGAAACAACTATGCATTTCTTGCCGAAACAGAAAGATATCGTGATGACTCTTATGGAGTCTTTTGACAATGAAAACAAATGGGAATTTACAGAAGGAAGCAACACCAAAGAACTGACACAAGCTGAACTGTTTAAAATGTTTATCGAATTACAGCCCAATATGGCCGTAGATAAATTCAAGGAATTAAGTTCTGGCGGTGACAATAACAATGAACCTGAAACTGATTTAGACAAGATCAACAAATATGCAGAAGAACATAAAATGACTTTTGCTGATGCTGCTATAGCGTTATTCCCCAATGGGGATTACAAACTCGATAACAAATAATGAACAGGAATTAACGAGAAAGGAAGTGAATTAATATGTCTCAACAAATGAGTGCAGGAGCGGTTGACCTGACTTTTAAAGCCAGTGGAGATCTAAGCTCTAAACAATATTATTTTGTCAAACTGGATGCTGACGGAAAAGTAGAAGCTTGCGGAGCTAACGGAGTATCTATTGGAATATTACAGAATGCCCCAGATGCTGAAGATAAAGCTGCAAGAGTAAGAGTATTGGGTACTTCTAAATTAGTTATGAATGAAGCAGTTGATGAAGGTGAAGCTATAACTTCAACAGGTGACGGAGACGGAGAAGTTGTTGATGCTGCCGATGAATACTTTGGTGCGATTGCTTTAGAGGCTGCCACTGCCCAGGATGATATTATTGAAGTTTTAATTACCCATGCATACAGCCCAGCATCTCATGCATAGAAATTAATAGATTATGAAAGGAAGTGATTTAAATGCCAGAACCTAATGATGTTCATGTTGACCAAGTATTAACAGGCATGTCGGTACAGTACAAGAATGCAAGTTTTATTGCTAACCAGGTATTACCGATTGTTTCTGTTAAAAAAGAAAGTGATAAATATTTTGTATATGACAAGAGAGACCGCTTTGCAGTGCCGAATACTTTAAGAGCACCTAAGACTGAATCCAAACAGGCAAGCTGGAACGTTAATACTGATACTTATGCTTGTGATGAGCACGCATTAAATGATCTTATTGATGACCGTGAATATGCCAATGCGGATAAACCTCTTGATGTTAAAAGAGATACAATTGAAAACCTGACTGACCTGTTACTGTTATCCCAGGAAAAGAGAGTTGCTGATTTAGTATTCAGCACTACCAATATTACCAACAACACTACTTTAGTCGGAACTGACAAATGGAGTGATGCTGCAAACTCCGATCCTATAGGGGATATTGTAGATGCAAAGAAAACAGTACACAGTAATATTTTCTTACAACCGAATACCCTTATTTTAGGCAAAGAAGTGTTCGATATTCTAACACAGCATCCGGATATTTTAGATCGTTACAAGTGGACTAAAGAGGGAATTATTACTGCTGATATGTTAGCTAAACTTTTTGGATTTGACAGGGTATTAGTCGGTGAAGCCGGTTATGACAGTGCCAATGAAGGACAGACTGAAGATATCGATTATGTTTGGGGCAAAGATGCTTTAATTGCTTATATTGAACCCAGACCATCCTTACGCAGACCTTCTTTAGGTTACACATTCCAGGCCAGGCCATTCCAGGTAAGATCAGCGAGAATTGAAACCAAGCATTCTGACTGGTTTGAAACAAGCCATGTTGTAGACGAAAAATTAGTAGCAGTAGATTGTGCATACTTAATCAAGAGTGCAGTAGCTTAGAAACAACTTTAGATTTGACAGCAGGGGAGAGATCTAAACTTGCTCTCCCCATTTAAGATACTTATGCTGCTCCTGCTTGTAATTATGGGGCACAGTCTTAATTAAGGAGTAACTGAATGTCTTATTGCACAGCAAACGACATATTAACAAATTTACAGATGACTGCAAGTGACGTGCCCACAACCCTAAGTACGCAGGCAGTCGCTAAGGCAGATGCGGTGATTAATGCCAAACTGCCTGCGGAAATTATTACAGCAATCACTGCATTGGGTTCGACTCCTGCAGTGATTAAACATATTGCAGAGGATATAGGGGCATATTATGTGATCCGTGCTTTATATAGTGCCGGTGATCCAAACAGAAATGAATGGTATGAGCTTTATAAAAATGCCCTGGATCTATTAGATGATATGTCGGAAGGAAAAGCGAATATCCCTGGAATAACTGCAGATGATCAGCAGATATTAAGCAACACTGAAGATTATAAATCAACCTTTGATACCAGAGATGAAACCAAATGGAGAGTCGATCCTGACAGAGTAGATGATTTGGATGATGAGGCGGATAACTAATGGTTGACGTTCGATATGAATTCGAAGGTGATGACGAACTTAAAAGGCTGATGCAGGATATAAAGGCAAAAGGGAAAAATCTTTCCGTGCCGATGAAAAGGGCCGGCGTTTTGATGTTGGGCTCTATAGGAAAAAACTTTGATGCACAGGGACGGCCTGGCAAATGGAGTCCGCTTAGCCAGTGGACACTGGATAGGAGACGTAAAGAGGGCAAAGGGGCAAAGATTTTACAGGACACCGGAAGACTTAAGCAGTCTATGAGCTATAAGCTGGAAGGGGATAATGAGGTTGCAATCGGTACGAATGTTGAATATGCCAGGATACACAATGAAGGCGGTACAGTCCGGATACCGGCAATGACTATCAGACCTAAAAATGCAAGCGTACTGCACTGGGTAGATAAAGGCGGAAATGACGTTTTTGCTAAATCGGTTAAAATGCCTGCCAGGACAGTTAAGATACCGAAACGGACATTCTTAATGTTTCAGGAAGAAGACAAAGAAAACATTGTTAAGATATTTAGCGAATATCTTGAGGAGATAACTAAATGAATCCAACTGACGCTTATAACAAGGTAAAGACAATATTGACAGCTTCCATGAATGGCGATGAAACTGCCTTAAATTACATCAATTCTGTTTATGCCGGATACAGAGAAAACGTGCCTAAAACCATGTTTCCCTGTATCA